CGAACCTCACCAGTTCGTAGAACTCCACGCGCACCACCTCGCTGGCTGCGCGCGTGGCGGGCCACGTCGTATCGAGTGTAAGCCTTTCCGTGCTGGAATCCACCCCGGTGGCCGACTGCACTTCGCGGATCAGGCTGGTGCCGTCGGTGAACAGGATCTTGAAGATGGTCTTCGGGAACCGCGACTGGATGAACCGCTCGTACTCGATGTTCTCGATGTCCATCGTGTCGCTGCCGATGCCCAGCGTGTCCTTCACGGTCAAGTCCTCGATGAACGTCGGCACGTAGAACGCGGTTTGCCGGCCGCGCAGCGCGATCAGTAGGCGGCGAAACGTGATGATCTCGGCGCGGTTCCGCAGCACGAAGCCCTTCTGATGGCTGCGCTTGTTCTGGTCCCAGCTCGACGAGATCGAAGTTTTGCCGGTGGTGTTGTCGATGCGGTAGATGCGGCGCGCGAATGACTCGTCCATCTGCGCGGCGGTCATGACGTTGCACCCGTCCATCAGCACGCGGCTGTTGTACGTCGAGTAGGCCGACACGTCGCCGGTCAGGGCGCCGGTGTCGTTGTCCGTCACCTCGAACACGACCTTGAACTGCTCCAGGTTGTTCTGCTCGCGCGCGCCGGCGACCGTGCGCAGGATCTGCGCCGTCCGCAGCGGCATGATCACCGTGCCCTGGGCGTAGGCGTTCACGCTCGGGTCGCCCGCCGTGATGGTGGTCGCCGTCATCGCGGTGATGTTGACCACGTCGAACGTGTTGTTATCCGACAGGACGACCGCGAGCCCGCCCACGCGCAGGTCCACCTCGGTCGTGTCGGCCACCGTGTAAACGGTCGCGCCGGCGGACACCGCAGCCGACAGGGTCAGCTTCTCGTGCCACAGCGGGAACCCGAACGAGTTGTCCATCCAGTCCATCAGCAGCGACTGCATGCGCTGCCGGTCGGCGCTGTCCAGCTTGTACGTCACCTCGAACAGCTGGCGCGGCTGCTTGCGCAGGGCGATGCGTTGTTCCTTGCCGTCCAGGGCGGGGATCACGTCCGTCAGGAACGCCAGCATTTCGTTCACCGGCGCCTCGTATTCCATCGGCATCAGGACCAAGCGCTGGCCCGAGAGCAGCAGCTGCACGTCGTTCCCGCCGGTGACGTTGAACACCACGGAATCGTCGAAGATGGGCAGGCCGTCCTGCGCTGCGATCACGTCGCGCTGCACCATGTTGCCCAGCGCCAGCGGGCTGCTGGTCTGGCCGGTCGTCGTGCTATCGAGCGCGCTCGACTGCGACTCGACCACCTCGGGCAGCGACTCGTCGGGGAACGTGACGCCGGGGCTGACGTTGTTGGTCAGCGAGTCCACGGTGATGCTCGCCGCGCGCAGCGCGTTGTACAGCTCGTACTGGTCGGTCTTCTGCGTGATGATGTTGCCGAACTCGATCTTGCTGCGCGGCAGGATGTGCACCAGCTCGAACCACAGTTCGTTCATCGGCGTGCAATCGTCGGGCTCCATCAGCAGCGTGCCCTGATCGGTCGGCGTGCTGGTCTGGCCCATCGAGCGGGTCGTCGCGGTGTACGCGGTGGCCTGCGCATCGCCCACGTCGACCGCGACCGCGTTGTAGTTCTCGTTGCCGGCGGTGGGCTGGCCCACGGTCGAGCCGATGCCGTTCTCGAACCCGAAGCCGAGATACGCGCGCGCGAACCCGGAGGCAGTAACCTCCGAGAACAGAACCCCAGTGCCTTGATCGACGCCCGCCATCGCTTACACCACGTTCTTGCGGTACATCATGCCTTGGTTGCCCGTGCCGGTGCTGTCGGTGCCGGTGCCCTTCTTCTTGGCCGGGAACATGGTCCACACCACACCGCCGATCGTCACGTCCTCGCCGGGCTCGAACTGGCTGATGTTGACGCCTCGCACGCCGTCCATGATGCCCATCGGGCCGTACCAGTCGTCGACCGACAGGGACGAGTCCAGGTACATCAGGCCGATCGGATAGCCGGGCACGAAGCCCGTCAGCGGGCTGGCCGGGAAGACGCCATACTGCGCCGCGAAGATGCTCTGCCGATAGCCGCCCTGCATGATGCCGCGCGCGATCGGGCTGGTCTGCCGATCGTTGCCGACCGAGTGCACGTACAGCTGCTCGATGCTGGAGACGATGCAGTACATCCCGCTCGCGACCTGATTGGGCAGGCCCTCGGCGTTGATCGTCGCGCAATACTTCTGCGCGTTCGAGGCACGGTGCGCGCCGTCGAGCAGGTACGAACTGGTGACCTGCACGCCCACGCTGCCGCCGGCCACGCTGGTGTGGCGATAGCCGTATGCGAATGCGCCGCCGGTCCAGTCGTTGAACTTCTGCAACTCGCCGAAACCGAAGTGCCGGTACTGGCCCGACGTGGTTTCGACGACCACGTACACGTACTCCACCGGCGACGTGCCGGCGAACGCCCAGAACTGCACCGGACCGCCCGACCCGATCTCGCAGTTGCGATCCGCGACAAGGCTGGCTTCGCTGGTGGACTGCGCGCCGTTGCCGCTGTCCGTCGGCTGGTCGTAGGGGTTGTTCGCCGACTGGTAGTTGCCGGCGCCGCTGGCGTGGTTGTACTGGTAGATGCCTAGCGATACCGGCGTGCCGGCGGCGTCCCACTGGAACGCCACCTGGATGTCGTTCGTGTTCGTACCTGCTGCGGCCTTGCTCCATGCAGCTTCGCCCGCGGTGGTGTCGATGCCGAGCGTGCCGACGCCGTCAAGGTCTTCGGCCGTCCAGCCCATCGTGGTGACGACAAAGCTGTTCAGCTTCGTCATGAAGTCGGCGAAGGAACTACAGGTCTGGTTCGTGAATTGGTCGGCCATGGGGTTAGACGTTCATCTCGAACGCCATGTACTGGTTGGGGGTGGTCTCGTTGGTGTTGTGGAACACGAGGTAGCGGGTGCTGCCGACCGTGACGTAGTCTTCGCTGAAGTTGGAGATGCGTGCGCCCGATCCGTTGTCGGACGGGATCCAGTGGCAGCCCTTGATGTTACCCACCAGACGATCCTCGGGGTCGGCCGCAGCGGCCATCTTGATGTACACCGTCAGCGGCCACAGGAACGGCAGGTCCACCGTGCCGGGGATCCAGCGCATCAGCCGCCAGGGCGTGGTGCGATCGCCGTGGTTGAAGATTTTGCGGTCGTTCACGCTGGTGCCGTTGTCCGAACCGAAGATCGAAATCGACCGCTCGTTCTCCAGCACGTCCTTCACGATGAAGTCGGCGTCGCTTGTCCCGTCGTTGATGCGCGGGTTGCCCGCAGGGGTCACGCCGTAGATTTCGGTGCCGGGGCTGGCGAGCCCGTCGGCGTTGCGGAACTGCTGAAACACACCGTTGGGCGCGTCGTACAGGTAACTGCATCCGCCGCTACCACATCGCTGCTCGACAAGTCCCGTGATGTTAGAGTTGCTGGTGGAAGCCGGCGAAGTCGGATCGCGCTGTGACCCGAAGATGTACAGCGGGTAGGGGTTCTCGGTCTCGGTGCCGATGCGATCCAGGTACCCGGCGTAGTGGTGCACGTAGATGCCGGCGTCGGACGTGGCCGCCGCGTCGTCAATCTGCGCAACCTCGCGGAAGTGCGTGTCGTCCGCGGCGAACCACAGATCGACATCGCCGTGCCCCGCACCAGAGTCGGGCAGCGTCGGGCTGTTCGCCATCGTGGCGTTCATCGCGGTCTCGCCGGACAGCCCTGGGCTGATCGGGCTGTGCGCCGACAGGTCCAGCGCGGAGTTGTGCGCGATCAGGCCGCCGGCGGCGATGCCGCTGTGTGTGTTCAGCGTGATGGTCTCGGTGAACGTGCGGTACCAGATGTACGGCTTGTTCGTGATGCCGGTCGCGTCGCCCACGAGAACCACCTGCTTCTCGTTGTTGATGCTGTTGATCACCGTGTTGTTCGTGTTCCGCCCGTCGACAGCCCAGCCGGTTTCGGCCAGGGTGATGTCGATCGTGCACGACGAGCCGGTGCCGCCGGTTACGGCGAGGTTCGTCAGCGTGCTGATGATCGCCGTGTCGGTCACGGTCAGCGTGCAGGCGTCATCGCCCGCATAGGTCAGCGTCGGGTCAGCGTTGCCCACGCCCACGGTTGCGCCGGCCGCGCCCGCGGTGGTGCTGTAAACGCCCCCGCCTTCGATGATGCCTACGGTCGCCACGGCCGAGCCGGACAGGGTCAGCACCTCGGCCTTCGCGGGAACGCGCGCCGAGCCGGCTTGCAGCTCCAGGATGTCGCCGACTTGGTAGCCGCTGCCGCCCGCGACCACGACCGCACTGGCCACCTGCAACGCGAATGCGCCGCTGTTGTTGATGCGGAACGTGCCGACGGGGCCAGTGCCGCCGCCGCCCGTGATCGTCAGCACCTCGATCACTACGTCGAAATGCGCGCTGGCGTGCGTCAGCGTCAGCAGGTCGCCGACCGTGTAGCCGGTGCCGGCCGCGTTGAGCACGGCGGTGTCGGCGTGCTTGCTGCACATCCAGTTCACGCGCTTGGTCAGCCAGTCGTGCGTCGTCGGGATGGCGAAGGCGCCGGGGGTCGTGTTCGTATCGGTCGCGCGCTTCGTGCCGGAACCTACTTCGGATTGGAATGCCATGGGATTACTGCGTTACCTGATTCACTCGGTCCTTGTTGCGCGCGATTGCGTTGATGATTGCGTCGTCGGCGCCGCCATCGTTGATCGCGTTCGGGATGTCGTCTTCGCTCTGCACGTTGACGACCTGCACGGTCATCGGCTGGGCAGGCGCCGCCGTGGTGTTGCTGTTCGGAACGATCGTGCCCGTGCGGTCAGGCACGAACAGCTCGGGGCCTTCCTCGCCCACGAGGAACGAGCGCGCCGGCTGCACCGTGCCGCCTTCCGCGCGTGCGCCGGCCGCAACCGTGCCGGCCGTGGTCGCGCCGCCGCTCAGTGCGCCGGCCGCCGCCTGGATCGCCTGCATGACGAGCAGCCGGGTGATGATTCGGGTGATGTCCTTCAGCAGCGCGTTCGCGAACTCCTTGAACGAGAACTGGCCGGTTTCGACGAAGTTCGTGATCGCGTCGGTCGCGTGGTCCGCGAATGCGTTCACGGCGCTCTCGGCGACCGCGGCGAAGTCCTGCGCTTCCTGGCTGATCTTCAGGAACGCGCGGGTGAAGCCGTCTTCCATCGACGTGCTGGCTTCCAGCGCGGCGATCTGCATGCGGCCCATCTCGGCGTTCACTTCCGGCAGCAAGTCCTTGCGGACCGCCAGCACGTCGTTCAGCAGCGCTTCCTGCTGGGTCAGCGTCTTGGTCGCGTCCAGCGTGGCCAGCACCTCGGCCGCCTGCGCGCCGAGCACGGGCTGCTCGGGGACGGCCGCGGGAGCGGGCTGGCCCACGGTCTCGGGACCGCCGCCACCTGCGGCGCGGATGGCTGCGGCGCGGTTCTCGGCCTCGGCCACCATCTCCGCCTCGGGCGCCATCAGCTTGTCGAGCGCTTCCTTCGCGCTGGGCTGCGACTCGCTGAACGCGCGCTGGAACTCGGCCGACACGTTCTGCCCAAGCACGAACGCCTCGTTCGACAGCTGGACTTCGGGCAGGATCTCCACGTCGCGCAGCTTCTTCAGGTTGCCCTGGAACTGGCCGCTGAACGTGGCGACGCGGTTGCCGGTGCGGAGCAGGGTCGACTCCAGGTTGTCGGCGTACGCCTGCGCGGCGTCCAGGCTGCCGGTGCTGATCGCGCCGATGGCCCCGCCCACGTTGGCCGCCAGCGAGACGAAGTCGTCGCCGATGCCGATGATGATGTTGCCCACGGTCTGGGCGAAGCCCAGGAAGAAGTCCAGCGTGAACTCGATCGCGTCGCGGAACGCCTTCTTCATCACCTCGCCGGCTGCCTCGGGCTGTGCCTTCAGCGCGTCGAACACGGTGCCGGCCGCAGCCAGCAGGCCGTCGAACAGCGCCACGGTGGTGTCGATCGCGCTCGCGACCTGCTCCAGCACCACGCTGATGTCGAAGCCGTCGAGCAGCGCGGTGGCCAGCTCGCCGATCGTGCCGACCAGCGCGGTGATCTTGCCTTGCAGGTCGGGGATCGCTGCGGCGACGGCCGCGATGACGGTCAGCAGCAGGCCGAGCGGGTTCGCCGCGATGGCCACGGTGATCGCCTTGATGGCGCCGAGCAGGTAGCGCGGGCCGAGGAACAGGGCGAGGTTCTGCACGAACAGGATCAGCTTGTCGGCGTTCCGCGCGAGGAACTGCAAGCCCTTCGTCAGCTGGTCGATCAGGCTGCGCAGGCCGCCGGTCGCGCCCTCGGTGCCGACTGACAGAATGACACCCTCGAACGCGGACTTCAGTCGCAGCAGGGAGCCGTTCAGGTTGTCGTCCATGACCTTCGCCGCCTGCTCGGCGGTGCCCTGGGCGTTGCCCAGCGCCACGGTCATCTCGTCGATCCGCGGGATGTTCTCGGACAGCACGGCGAACGCCGGGCCGCCTCGCTGGCCGAACAGCTCCAGGCCGGTGCCGGCGCCCACGCCGGCGTCGTGCAGCACGGCCAGGGCCTCGGACAGTCCGACGGTGGAGACCTTCACCTGATCGGTCGTGATGCCGAACTTCTGGAGGATCTTCGCGGTGTTCGCGCTCGGGCTCTCCAGCTCGGCGATCACGCGGCGCAGGCCGGTGCCGGCCAGCGTGCCCTTCAGGCCGGCGTCGGACAGCACGCCCAGCGCGGCGCTGGTCTGCTCCAGGCTGACGTTCAGGCCGCGCGCGATCGGCGCGACCAGCTTCATGCCCTCGCCCAGCTCGACCACGGTGGTGTTCGCGCTGTTGGCCGACTTGGTCAGCACGTCGGCGACGCGCGCCATGTTCCGGGCCTCGATGCCGAAGCCGCGCAGGGTCGCGGCGGCGATGCTGGTGGCTTCCGCCAGGGACGCCCCGCCGGACTGCGCCAGCAGCAGGGTGTCGCCCACGGCTTCCAGGGATTCGCTGGTGTCGAAGCCGGCGCGGGACAGCGCCACGAGCGCGTCGGCCGCCTGGGTCGCGGTGAAGCGGGTGGTGACGCCCAGCTGCTGGGCGCGCTCGCTGAACTTCTCCAGCTCCGACCCGGTCGCGCCGGTGACGGCGCCGACGGTCGCGATGGCCTGCTCGAACTGCGCCAGGGAGCGCACGGCGCCGGCGATGACGGCGCCGCCGGCCAGGACGCCGAACATGCGGCCCAGGCTGGCCCGGACTGCGTTCGCCTTGTTCTCGACCTTCGTCAGCTCACGGTTCACCCGGCGAGTGCCGCGGGGCACGCGCGAGGGGTCTACCACTACGTCAATCCGAAAGTCAACCATGCGTTATTTCTGCGTCCGGCGTTGCTGCTCGTCGCGCTGGTACTTCAGGTACGCCTCGTCCAGTTCGCGCAGCACGGATTCAAAGACCCGCATCATAGGATCGTCCAGTTTCCGGCGTTCACCATAGAAAACAATTTTCGACCATGGAATCGGCCCAATTACTTTTCCGAACTGCCGTTCGCTGGACAGCTCCCAGAAGGCGCGGATGTAGAACTCGTCGCCCCGGACCATCGGGGGCTCGTCTTGAAGGAAGCGCTGTTCGCGACCGCCAGTGCCTCGGGCTCGCTGATACTGGCCGGACTCCGACGCCTAGCCATCGCGGGTCCGTCTCAGCTCGAACTGGAGTCGCCTTCGGAGTTTCCCGCCAGCTCTTCTGCGTCCGGCGGCGCGATCTCGTCTTCGGCGTAGAAGCGCTCGGTGGTGGCCGCGGTGTTCCGCAGCTTGTCCATCAGGTGGGGCGCCTGCTCGTTCAGCGCGACGCAAAGCTGCTCCGCGGCGCGGCGGTTGAAGATCACGTGGCCGTTCTCGTCCACGCCCTCGCTGCCGGGCTCGGCGTCCGCCTCGATGCCGCTCCAGCCGGCGATCACGTATCGAGGGTACAGCTGCACGTCGTCGTCGCGGTTCAGCGCGGCGTCCTCGGCGGTGATGCGGTCCGTCTTGACCATCGCGCGCACGCGCTTGCCGGACAGGGCCAGCATGGCGTTGTAGTAGTTGGGGTTCGCCTCGGTGGCGGGGCGCACGAGGATGCGGGCCTTCGGGCCCAGCTCGGGGGACATGTCCACCTCGGTCATGGCCTTGCGGATGTCGAACTTCGAGAGATTCTTGAACACGGGATTCCTGCGGGGTTACGGGTTTGAAACGGTAGCGTCCAGACTATAGACCACCGGACCCAAAGAAAAAAGGGCGCCCCGATTTTCGGGGTGCCCTTTCTCGTGAGATGCCAGCGCCGAAGGGTTAGCTGGTCGGGACAGCCGGGAAGAGGCTGATGCCAATGGACACGTTCGGGATGGTCCCGACCGGATCGTTGAACGCCTCGCCCGTGATGTTGACGAGCACCGACTGGTCCACCGGGTATTCCCGGTCGCCGCCGCCGAAGGTCAGGCTGGGCAGGTCGAGAGCCATCGCGCCGTCGTCGTTCGCCAGGATCGCGGCGAAGGTCACGGTGGTGTTGTTCTTGACCGCGTTCGTGATTTCCTTGTTCGTGAAGAGCATCTGGCCTTCCAGGTTCACCTCGAACAGTCCGGCGTTGACGAAGCTCGCGCCCAGCGTGCCGAGGCAGTTCTCGGGGGTCACGTTGTTGCGGATCGTCAGCGTCACGCTCTTGAAGCACACGTCCGACACCGCGCTGATCACGTCCGTGGTCAGGCTGACGATGTTCGACGACGTGTTGAGCGCTACCGTGCGCAGCGGGCTGATGCCCGTGGCGGCGCCGGTCTTCCGGGTCGGGGTGATGTCGTCGGCGTTCGTGCCGATGAAGCCCCAGGTGGCCGTGGCCTTGTCGGTCAGCGGCAGGTTCAGGGCGATCTCGTTCGCGAAGTTGCCGATGGCGTACTCGTACTCATCCGTGCCGACGCCGCCCAGGTCAGGGTAGACGGCCTCGAACTGGTAGCTGCGCTCCAGGAACCGCTCGTCGTCCGCGTCCGCGGTCACCGCGACATTGCGCAGGAACCGGCCGAACAGGACGTGCGCGACGCCGTCGCCGGTGTTGTTCGCGGTCGAGTCCAGCGTGGTATCCAGCTTGTCGAGCGTCAGGACGTTCGAGGCGATCGACTGCACGCGGGCGTAGCCGTACGTGTCGTCTTCCGCCGCGTCGGACAGCGCATTGATCAGCGCGCCGCTCGAATCCAGGCCGCCGATGTGGATCATCTGCCCGACCTGCACGCCGAGCGTGGACCAGTCGGCGATGTCCGCGGCGCTGGTCAGCGTCGCAACGCCACCGGACGGTGCGCCCAGGGTCAGGTCGCCATCGCTCACCTGGATGCCGGCAACCTGAAGGCTCGCGCTCGTCGCGGGAGTCTCGGCGACGAGCGTGCTTGCAACCTGCACGACCGTGTCGGTCGCCGCAAGGTCCGCGTTCAGTACGTGGATGCCGTTGTTCGCCGAGTTGGTGTAGCCCTTCGCGTAGACCAGCGAGATGCCAGCGCCGACCGAGTAGACGACCTTGCCGGCGAGCAGCGTGCTGGCCGAGTCGATGGTGAAGTCGTCCGTGGTCGCGACGGCCGGCGGGGGAACCGTGCCGCTCGACGCCTTCAGGTCGAACTCGACGTTCGCGTACTCCGCGAAGACGAAGCCTTCGGCGAAGTCGTCGAACGACTGCATCGTCAGGTCCGCATCGAACTCGACGGCGCTTTCCAGGTTGGTGACCGTGCCCTTCTTCCGACCGCGCTCGCGCGAGATGGGTCGACGTGCGACGGTGGTGATGCTCGCGCCGTAGGAACTGATGCTGTTCGGCTCCAGCAGCTTCCACAGCGGAGAGCCCGGCAGCACGCCGATCGAATCCTCGATCGTGTATTGCAGCGAGACGTTGTTAGTAAGAACCCGTGCCATTTATTTGGTCTCCGTGTAGGTGAAAGTTGCTTCGACGTTGATCTGGTACCAGTCCTCGGTGGGTCCGATTTCGCGGACTACCGAGGACGTGAATCTGATTTGTTCCGGGCTCAGGGTCTTGCCTTCGAAGATTCCCTGGGCCACTTGTGCTAGAGTATCCGCCAAAGCGGCTCCCGAATCCAGGGGCGCGAAGCACTGGATGATGACCGAGCCCGACGATTCGAACTTCCGGCCGTTGACGGGCCCCAGGGACTCCTGCTGCCGGCCCCCGTGGCGGACCGTAGTCCGGGCCCAAACGGCCTCCGTGGGTGGGTTGAAGTTCTCGTTGTCGAACGTGTAGGCGCTTGTGGCGCCCCAGCCGGCGACGAATGCGGCGTAGATCGCGCCGCGGGCATCGTTCAGGGTTGTCATCGGGCCCCCAGGGCGCTGCCCAGGTCGACCGTCACGGCCTTCCGCACGGCCTGCTGCACGAAGCCCTTCGGGGCCTGCTTGCTGCTGCCCTCGTTCAGCGGGAGGATGTACGGCACGTTGTTGGTGATGTGTACGGGGCCCTTGGAGAGCCTGTAAGACGTTGCGACCTTGGCGACGCCCGATGTGCTGCCCGTGGGGAGAATGCCCGCCTCGGCCTGCTCACGGCTTCCAGAGACGCCCTTGGTGGGGCTGCCGATGTTCGGGATCCAGTTCGCGCGGGCCCACCCGGTATCGACCGGGGTGCCGCCCTCGCTGGGCGCCCGCTGAAGGTTCGCGACGATGTCCAGGACCAGCTTCTTGATCAGGGTCGTGACGAAGCCTTCCAGCGACTGCACGACGACTCGAATGCGCCGGCTGGTCATCAGACTCCCCACTTCGCGGCCAGCCATGCGTCCACGATGCCGCGCACGTTGTCGGACAGCTCGGTGTTCTGGAAGAACAGCACTTCGCCGATGTAGCCGTCGAAGAAGGCCGTGGCCGTCGTCGTGGCGTTCGGGCCGGCGCCCAGGCCCAGGTAGTGGAAGTTCGGGTTGGTGCCGGTCTCGTCGATGTCGCCCACGTTCAGGACTTCGGTGTCCTTCAGCGTGTCGTTCACGTAGACGTACAGGTTGCCGTCCTCGTTGTGGCGCACGAGCCAGATCACGAACTGGGCATTCGCGGAGAACTGGCCGGTGGCCGACAGCGCGATGTCCTGGTTGGTGCCGTCGTGCAGGAACGAGCGCACGTCGGAAGCTGCCGTGTCGTTGATGTCGATCGCGTAGCGGCCCTGGGTGTTGCTGCCCTTGTTGATCAGGCGCATGCGTCCGATGCTGGTGCTGGTCGGTCGCACGACCATCGCGATCGCGAACGGGTTGCTGCCGAAGTTGATGCCGGCGGCAATCGCGCTGGTATTCTGCAACTGCTCGGCGCCGTCGAACCGCATCCACTTCAGGCCGTCGACCGTGTCGAGCACGGGGATGCCGGCGTTGCTGGATTGGTTGGTGCTCATGATCACGCTACCGATCAGGTCGGTGATGTCCACCGCGGTCTCGTCCGGGTCCGTCTCCAGCGACGGGTCCAGGTTGAACGACAGCGACCTGATGTCCTGCGGCTCGAACTCGGTGCTGCCGACCGTGCTCCACTTATCGGCGAGGTAGGTTTCCAGGTTCGTGTTGTCGCCGGCCGAAAGCACGTCCTTGTAGAACAGCACCTCGCCGATCAGGCCGTCGTAGGGGTTGTCGAAGCTGGCGCCGCTCGCGCGCGCACCGAGCACGAACTGCTCCGCGGCGTCGTCGCAGCTTCCCATGCCGGTGATGTCCGCGCTGGCCACCTGCGTGCCATCAACGTAGACGCGCATCAGGTTCGCCGTGTTGTCGCGCACGAGTCGGATGATGTGCCGGCCGCCCTTGGTGATCACGTTGGCCGCGGACTGCGCCGTGCGGAAGGCTGCGCCGCCGTTCTCGTCCATGTAGCCGACCACGTTGCTGGACGTGCCGGTGCTCGTCCGCAGGCCGTACCAGCCGGTGAAGCCCTTG